AGGCTTTCCTAATAACACCCTTTATGAAAGGTTTTGGAAGCGGTATATTCAGGAAACGAACGGATATAAGAGCAGATTAGTTAAATTGAATCTAAAGATAAGCCAAACAGAATTTGATGCGCTTAAATTGAACGAAAAAGTGTACTATAACAATTCGTTATTCTCTTTTATAGAGATAGACAACTTTGACTTGATTAATGAAAATGTAGTAAGCTGCAAAATGGTGTTAAGAAACACAATCGAGAATATAGAAATAGCACCTTACTATCCTTACAATATAATTAATAGCGTAGTTCAATTTAAAGATAGTTCAGATAATTCAATAATAACAACGCCCAACGCAACAGACTTAGAAGAAAGCTGTAATGCTTATGGGTACTTTTACGATTCAGCACTTAACCAATGCGTCCAAAGAGGCGGAATAATTCAGATATAATATGGCAGTAGAATTAAATATTAAGACAAAGGTAGATATTAGCGATGCCAAAAAAGGCACTGACGAAGTAGAAAAAGGAGCTAAGGCAGCAGGAGGTGCTATCGACCAAATGTCAGGCGCACTTGATAAATTCACAGGTGGTGCAATTACTGCCTTTAAATCATTTAAAGCAGGCGCTGTTAGTGGTATTGCGTCAATGAAAACTTTAAAAGGTGCAATAGCCTCAACGGGAATAGGACTTCTTGTTGTTGCTGTTGGCTCTTTAGTGACTTACTTTACTAAGTCGCAAGAAGGAGCAGATAAATTAGACAAAGCATTTGCCGTAATTGGTGCTACTGTTGACGTATTAATTGACAGAATTTCCACATTCGGAAGCGGATTGTTTGAAATAATGAGCGGAAACTTTAGCGCAGGTTTAGATATTTTAGCGGGTAGCTTTAAAGGTATAACTGAGGAAATAGAAAAAGAAGCAACTGCGGCTTATGAATTGGAAGGTGCAAATCAACAGTTGATAAAAACAAAAAGAGCTTTCATTGAGCAAGAAGCTAAATTGAATGCGAACTTAGAGAAGTACAGACTTGCTTCTGAAAACTTTGACCTATCAACAGCAGAGAGATTGAAGGCTAATGAGATGGCGCAAAAAACAGCAATAGAGTTGGCCAACCAAAGAGCAGCTGTTGCAAGAGAAGAACTCAGAATACTTTCAGAAAAAAACTCATTAGGCAATTCGCTAAACGATGACTTAGATGCAGAAGCAGAAGCAAAAGCGAAGCTGTTTGAAATCGAAGGTCAAAGAGATGCTTTAGCTAAAGAATTCCAAGCCAAAGCTAAATCTATTACAGACGAGCAAAAATCTGCAAGTGCTGCAAGGGCTGCTGAGATTAAAGCCGAGAATGAAAAGAAAGCAGCAGAGGATTTAGTTGCTGCCAAAGAACAAGCAGATAGAATAGAAGCAGCAAGGATTGAAGCAATAAGGCAAAAAGACAACGAGTTAAGGGAATATAAGTTAGAAAATGACGAAGCTACTTTGGAAGATTTGTTAATTTTTGAGCAAAGAAAAAGAGACTTAGAGCTTGAGCAAACCAATTTAACGGAAGGAGAAAAAGAAGCTATAAGATTATCCTATTTAGAAAAAGAAGCAGCAGCAAATAAACAGGCATCAGATGCAAGTGCTAAATCGGAAAAAGAAAGAGTTGACAAAGAATTGGCGGACGCTGAGGCTTTAAAAAATGCTAAGACGGCTTTTGCTTTTCAAGCATCAAATTTAGTCGCAGCAATAGCAGGAAAAGACAGTAAAATTGCCAAAGGTGTAGCAGTAGGTCAAGCAACTATTAGCGGTATACAATCAGTTCAAAACGCTTATATGACTGCATCTGCATCTCCTTTGAATGCTATAATACCGGGTTATCCTGCAATACAAGCAGGAATAGCGGGAGCGTTTAGTGCTTTACAGCTTAAAAAAATACTATCTACCAATCCAAGTAAAGGAGGAGGTTCTCCAAGTGTAGCCACAGGCGGCGGAACATCAGCAGCACAGCAGCAAGCATTACCATCATTTGATTTCGTGAATCAAGGAGTGGGAGGAACTGAGAACGCAGGATTCAGAAATAAGGCTTATGTGGTTAGCCAAGATATTAAAGACACCGCTGCATTAGATGCAAGGATAAACGATTTGGCGAGGGCATAAAAAAAGGGGATAGCATTGAACTATCCCCCAAACAAAAACAAAACAAAACAAACTTAATAGCGTGTAAAAGTATAAGTTTTATTATCTATTGATAACGTCATAATAAAACTATCTAAGTAGTCTATAAAGTATTCCAATACCATATCGTTAACATTATTAACAACGTAGATTCTTGAGTTGTTGGAATTGTAGTTAAATCCTTCTTTTTCTGATTGCTTAATAACACTAAGCGTTCCATTTTCAAAGTTCCAAACGCTTTCATCCCCAAAAGTATGGACTCCATTAATAGAATAACTTTGCATCACCCATTGTCCTGATATACTCATTGAGGACTTTCTCGCTTGTTTAATTCCAAGTGTAATCACTTCTTCTTTTGCACAGCTTGCTAATGTGGCTAACAATACTGCTATTATCGTAATTTTTTTCATAATTCAAAATTAGGAATTACTTTTTAAACGACCTGATAAAATCGTAAACAAATGCACCTACAAAAATGTTCCCAAGTATTATCGTTGGAAGTATAGACCACCACCAAGATAAATCATTAACAAATGAAACTAATATAAAGGCTAATAACCAACCTAACTGAAATAATACTAATTGTGCTTCTTTATTCATAACTATAAATTTTTAATTATCCATTCTTCTAATTCGTGTCTAAGGAAATACCCTCTCCCATTCTTTGGCTTATGCTTTTTCAATCCACCAAATTTGCAATATCTCCACAATGCAGTTCTTTCAACGCCTAAAATCTTACAAACATCGGCAGTTGATAGTACTTCAATAGGTTGTTTAACTGTGTTCATACGGTTTAAATTGTTTTAATTTAGGCAAATGTAATGAATTAGGATGACATTAATCGCAATTTTGTAGATAATATTCAAAATTTTCTATGAAGACCTACGAATTAAAGCGAAAAAAAGGATTAAAGTCAAGCGTATATGCTATTGCTTTGGTTGAGAATCCTGCTATCGAAGTAGGTTTTGTCGCATTATCTAAAGATGGAAAGGTTCATACAGTAAAATTGGCAGTTAATGCTGAGAAACGTATGATATACACGCCCGTTTTAATCCCAAACCAAAAGATATACAGAGAAGATGGCGAAGGAAACCCTTATCAAATCTTCTTTTCTGAGCTAACAATAGAGGAAACTGCTCAAGACTTTATCAAAGCAGGTTCATTAGTTGCTAATTGGAATAGCGAACACCAAGAAGATGTTAAGTTGGATGGTGTAACAGTAGTGGAATCTTGGATAATTGACGACCCAAAAAGCGATAAGGCTACTACATTAGGATTTGACCTACCAAAAGGCACTTGGATGCAAGGCGTAAAGATAGACAATGAGTCTATTTGGAATGAAGTAAAGTTAGGTACTTACAAAGGAATAAGTATCGAAGGATTATTTGAAAATTTTGAAACCAATTTAAGTAAACAATTAAACCCAAATATTATGAGTGAAAAAAAGTTCTCATTAGGAGACGTAATAACTAAACTGATGGGAACGGAGAACGCTCCTAAAGTGAAGTTAGAAGATGCTGCTGAAATGCCGAAAGAAGAGGTAAAAGCAGCAATGATTGAAGATGGTGAGTATGTACTTGCAGACGGTCGTAAGATTGTAGTTGCAGGTGATATGATTACCGAAGTAATGGAATCAGAAGTTGAATCAGTAGAGGAGATGGAAGAGGAAAAAGACAAAGCTGTTGAGCAATTGTCTAACGAGATTGAAAAAGTTTTAGCCCAAATGGTAACTAAAATGAAAGCAATTGAGGACAAAGTAAACGTATTAGATAACACATCTAACCAATCAATCACTAAGCTATCGACTGAGCCTGCTCAGCCATCAGCATTCGCAAATCTATTAACTAAAGCACAAAAATTAAACTAAAATGGCAAGTACTAACACAATCACACAGATTAGTCCAAAGGTTGCAGGCGCAACTGAGATAATGGCTAACGAGGTACTCGCAGGGGTATCTTTCCAAAAATTTAAAAACGTTCCTGCAACAAGAGATAAGTTCAGAATGTGGAACGGTTCAACTTCTTCAATGATTCAGGCTTACTCTGATAGCCCATCTGAAACAGGTGGTGTTACAGTAGCAGACGAAGAGTTTACAATCACTAAGAAGTCTGTATTTCACGCAGTACCTTATGATAAATTCAAAGATACTGAGTTTAACCTTTCAATCTCTAACTTAAAGGCTCAAGGTTTACCATCTGATTTCGTTGCATTCGTTGCAGCTGATACAGGAGCAAAAGCATCTGAGTTAGCAGAGAATGAAATATGGAACTCTGAAGGTGGATTAACAGGAGACCCAACAGGATTAGATGGTATCAGAAAGTTAATCAGAACTAACTTAACTGCTGCTTCTAAGACTGCTCAAATCGTTACATCTACTACATTAGACCCAACAGATGCAACTGAAATTGATGATGTATTAGCTGCTTTAGTTGCAACATTCCCAAAAGAAATTGTAGCTAACAAAGCGAAGTTCAGAATTTATATGAACCAAACAGTAAACGATGCTTATTATAGATATTTAAGCGGAGTTGCTGCAACTAATATTCCTCAGAATAACGCTTTGGTTTACCAAAACTACGTTATTGAGATTATCCCTAACTTATCAGATGCTGCTATTGTAGTTGCTAAACCTGAAAACATTAATGTATCATTAGCTGTAAGCGGAGACTTAACTGCATTAGACGTAATTGATATGTATATGTTAGGCGGTGGTAACAAAGCAAGAATCGTTGGAAATTGGGGTTATGGAGTTGGAATTGCAACTACTGACTTTGCATTGTTCGAATACGACCAACCATAATCAATACTATAGAGGGGGATTAAGTTCCCCCTTTTAATCTAAAAAAATAAATTAATATGTGTACATTATCACTATCTGCATATAAGTCGGGTTGTAAAGTGGTCGGAGGCATCTCAGAATTTTATCTGATTGATAAGTCTGCAAGATTAAGAGAAACTGACTTAGTTATGGCAGTCACATCAGGTGCTTTGACTATAACAGCAGGTTCAGGGTCACCACAACCAAGTGCTTTCAAGGTAGAGCCAAGAGAAAATAACTGTACGTTTACTCAACCTGTGACGGATGAGAATACAGCAGGGACATCTTTTGTTACTCAGACTTTAGAATTTACTTTGCACGGTTACTCTGCTGCGTTGGTATCATTAGCTGACCAAGTTCGTAAAGGTAGAATGGAAGCCTTGATTAAATTAAGAAGCGGAATCTATGTATATGCAGGACTTGATTATACAGGATTGCAATCTAACGGAGGTTCAGCAGGAGATTCAGGTACAGCAATAGGAGATGCTTTAGCGTTTACCTTTACTTTAACAAGCGAAGGGACAGAAGCAGCACCTGTATTGGCTGACTTTACTCAATTTTCAGATGCTTTTACAATTGAAGTAGCTGCTTAAAACAATTATTATGGAAGTTAAATACGGAACATATCACTTAGGCTCAAAAATTATCCACGTTTCAACTGACTTATCAGAAGAAAAGTTGAGAAGCATACTGAAAGAAGAGCCAAGAATGGAACGGTTTATTAAATTAAAGGCTGATGATAACAATAAGGAAGAATCAATTGACGCTGCTGAAGTTGTCGTTAAATCCGATAAACCTAAACAAAGAAGAAAACGTAAGTCTTAGGTTCAGTAGCCCATCACGCCCATCCATTGAATTAGAGAAGCCCGTTACCGACTTAGGTTCGGGCTTTTTTTCAATAGAAATAACAGCAGGTGAGTCTAATAATCTAATAGACGATACATACAGCTATAAGATTGAGCAAAATGGAGAGGTATTAAAATTAGGATTTGTCCGAATTATTGACGAAGAAATAAGTAACTTTACGTTTGATTATCTGTTAGACTTTTTAATGTCATAAAATATGAATGAAGATTTTAAATTAAGTAGGTATAATGTAAAGAATATCAACTCGTTCAATGTATCGGGGACTGTTATCTATAACGGAACAGACAACCTATTCCCTAATTACTTAGATGGGCTTTACCTAAAGTCGGTAACTCATCAGACTGTAATTAATGACTTAGTTAATTATATTCTTGGTTATGGCTTACAAAGTCCAAGCGAAGAGGAACAAAGGATAATAAAGAAGTTCTTTAACAAAAGAGCATTAAACAAGCTGCTAAGATACAAGCTAATTCATAACGCTTATGTATTAGAAATTATCAAGAATGAGTTAGGGCGTATAGTAGAAATTAACGTACTTAACCCATCACAGATAAGAGTAAGCCAAATTAAAGATGGCAAGCCTGTAAAATTCGAATGGAGGAGAAGTTGGGACAATGGTACTTATTTTAACAATCGTTCCGAAAGGGTTGAATTAGATGCTTTGCACGTTGGCTGTAAGCACGGAATTATCTATAAGTATGATAACGGAATTATGGATGTTCCCTATGGTAGACCAAGCTACCTTTCAGGCTTAGACCCTATTGAATTAGAGATAAGTATCTATATGATGCACAATCACGGTGCGCAAAATGGTATGTTTCCGAGTATGTTAATCGCTAAAGAGTCAAGCGGAGACCCTGAAAAAGATAGAGAAGATTCAGAATTAACTGCTCAATCTATGGCAGGAGTTGCCAATGCAGGTAAAGTAGGAACTACTTACTATCCGCAAGGAGGCAGTGCGCCCGTTTTTAGCACGCCAAACTTATCAGGAATAGATAAGGTTTACGAGAACCAATATAATACAGCGGAGGCAGGGATATTAAAGGCACACGGAATACCAAGCCCATCATTAATCGCAGGTCTTAATGTTAGACCAAGTGGATTTGCAAGCCCTGCTGATGAATTAGAGTGGGCTAAAACTGAATTAGAGACTAAGATAATAAAGCCTTTGCGAGAAGAGTTTTTTGAGGACTTTGAAGCGTTGTTTATCGAGATAGGATTGACTCCTGATAATTTAACTTTTGACGAAGTAAAAGAGGAAGAAGTAAGACCCGAAGATATTGCAGAACCTACTGCTATGAGTGAAAAAAAAAGCGTTGACGATTTGATTAACCAATCAGACGATGATATGCAAGGTTGGGAACTTATAAGCAGCGAAGAGGTTGACTACGAAAATGAGGAAGAACTTAACAAACAGATTGAAGAGCTTAATAGCGTTCAATTAACGCAACTACAAGAGTCTTTTAATGATTACCCTAAAGCAGCAACAGAAAACGCAAAGAAGGCTTTAGAATGGAGAGATAAGTATGGAAGAGATGTTGTTAAAGGTGGAACAGAAGTAGGTTGGGCAAGAGCCAACCAATTAGCAAAGAAAGAAAATGTTTCTGTTGATACTATTAAAAGAATGGCATCGTTTAACAGGCATAGAAGTAACTCTAAAGTAAGTAGTGAATACAAATCTGAACCTTGGAAAGACAAAGGTTATGTAGCTTGGTTATTATGGGGCGGAGACGAAGGAGTTGATTGGGCAATTAGGAAGTCAGAGCAATTAGACAAGACTAAACTTGCAGGGGTAAGCACAGGAACAGCAAGACCCAACGCAAAGAGCGAACAAGATAGATTTGTAAGAGGTTATCAGTACAAAGTTAGGTACAAGTATAGCGGAGATGACACAGGGGATAGGGAATTTTGCTCAAAAATGTTAAGTGCTAATAAACTTTATAGAAAAGAAGATATTGAGATGATGTCTGCCAATGGAGTTAATGGACAATTTGCACCAAAAGGTCAATCTAATTATGATATATTTCTTTGGAAAGGCGGTATTTACTGCCATCATAAATGGCTTAGACAAACCTTCCGTAAAGAAGGTAAAAGAGGAAGCGTAGGAACTACAAGCCCTAACAAAGTAAGTACAGCAGAAGCGCAAAGAAGCGGCTTTAGAGTAGATAATAATCCGCTTGTAAGCACAAGACCAATAGATACACCTACAAGAGGTAGATTTACATTTAACAAAATATTCCAATGGCTGAAAAACTAATAATAAGCATAGACGACTTTAGGCTTTACGCTAATACATCAGATTCTTTTGATGCAGAATTTATAACACCTTTAATAATTCAGGCGACAGATACGCTTGGAGAAGGCTTAATGGGTACTGCTTTAGTAAAGAAGCTAATCACAGATTATAACGCTGATAACCTTGCAGGAATATACGAAGAAATGCATCCTTTGGTTACTAAAGTAATCGTTTGGCAGTCTTATATGCTTGGACTTCCAAGAATGCTTTACAGAATCGGAAACGGGCAAATTACTAAAGGTACAAGTTCAGGCAATTCAGACCCTATTGACAGTACTGATTTAGCGAACTTACAACGTGGAGCATCTTCTACACTTGTAACTTATGAGAATAAGCTAAAAGCATTCTTAAAGGATAATTTTGATTTAATACCTGAGTTTGAAATTGAAGCACCTGAGTACCTAAAGCCTAATCTTGAGAAAGGCAACACAAGTCAAGGAACAACCTATACACCTAACATAACCTACACCGATTTTTAATTATGGCACAACAGATAACATACACCGACAAAGTAAAATCAGTCAATTTACCTAACCCTGCCAATGAGAAGTTTGCAGCGACAGATGCTAATGAGATTAAAACGGTTGTAAATAATCACGCAGACGATATTGATAATATAGAAGCATCTATAACTACCATTGATGGCGACTTAACAACGGCAGAAGCTAATATAGCTACCAACGCTTCCAACATAAGTAGTAATACAACTGCAATAGCTACAAAAGCAGATGCATCAACTGTGACTGCAATAGATGGCAGATTAACAACTGCTGAGGGGAATATAACTACAAACGCTTCTGATATAAGCACCATAGAAGCTGAACAGATAACTCAAAATTCAGCGATAGCGTTAAACACCGCAAAAGTAGGAATAACAACGGAGCAAGCAACAATCTTATCAAACACTTCAGGAGTTAATACAGGAGACCAAGATATTAGTGGTATTTCTACCAATGCTACTAACATAGCAACCAATACAGCGGATATCTTATTAAAAGCTAATGATGACGAAGTTGTTAAGTTGGTAGACTACACATCTCATTCTATATTAGTGCAACAATCAGGGAATGGAAGTCCTCAGGCTTTATCTATTGGAACTAATACAATAGTTGGAAGAGCAAGTGGGGGTGGTAGCCAAATAGATGATTTATCGCCAATAAGTGCAAAAACGATATTATCCTTACAGAATGTCGACAACACAAGCGATTTAAACAAACCTATAAGTAATGCAACTCAAACGGCTTTAGATTTAAAAGCGTCAGAAGCTGACTTAACTATTGCAGAGGGAAATATAGCAACCAATGCTGCAAATATTGCTACAAATACAAGTAACATTGCAACAAATAGTTCTAACATTGCAACGAATACAACTAACATATCTAATAAGATAGATAAGAACGTAGGAGCAACATATACTACTAACAGTCTAACTACAGTAACACAGGCAGAGTATGACGCATTAACTCCTAACGCTACAACCATTTACTTTATAGTTTAATATGAAAATAGGTTCAAACGATATAGCAGCAGTAAAAATTGGCTCAACCGATATTAATAAGGTTTATATAGGTAGCAATTTAGTATGGCAAAAACAAGTTGAATCCTATTTATTAGACTTGTTTCCAAACTCAGAAGAGGCTTATTCATTAAGGCAATTACAAAGTAATGGAGGAGTTTCTTATCCTTTAGTTTTGATAAGAAGAAATTCTGATAATGCTGAACAAAGTTTTACTGAAACTGAGATAATAGATGGAACATTGGAAGCGTTTTGCGGTGCAGGAAATGGGCAAGTCGTATCTTGGTACGACCAAAGTGGGAATAACAATCACGCTAATCAGTCAACAGCAAATAATCAGCCATATATTGTTATAAGTGGTAATTTAGTTACCGATAATGGCAAGCCAACACTTTATTTTAATAGCCTTTCTGAACTTGTATCTGTAAATAATACGAATTATGGAACAAGTAGCAGGTCTATATTCATAACGATAAAACAACTTGAAGGTATATCTTCTAAAGGGATAATTAGTTTAAGTAATTTAAGTAGCGGTGCAGGTAAATTATGGATAGTAACGCCTGAAATCGCAGCAAGGGCTAATACTTATACTTGGATTACTTCTACTCCGCTTCCTAAAGATAACCAATCATTGTTAACAAATATATATGCTTCATCTGCTAACTTATTTGATGGTAATAATATGTATTTGGATGGAAATGCAATAGTTAGAACATCAGGTGCTAATGGTGTAATAGACACGAGTGTAGGGAAAATGTATATTGGTTCAAACGGTTTAGGCTCAAATAGAGTGCTTGCTAATATAAGTGAGATTGTTAATTATAAGTCCGACCAATCTACCAATAGAACACAGATAGAATCTAACATTAATTCACATTATAATATCTATTGGGATGGTTCTCAAAGTGGGCTATTAGATGACTATCCTAATGCTTCAGCAGCTTATTCGTTAAGAGCATTAAACTCGGCATATACAGGTGCAGCAATTAGAGTAAGACGTAGTTCTGATAATACAGAGCAAGATATTAAATTGCTTTATGATGGCAGTTTAGATACTTCATCTTTGCTTTCATTCGTTGGAGCAGGAGATGGTACTATATCAGTTTGGTATGACCAAAGTGGAAGTGGAAATAATGCAACGCAAAGTAATGCTGCAAATCAACCTAAAGTAGTAAGTTTAGGTTCTGTTGTTAGTTATAACTCAGAATCTGCATTAGAGTTCAACGGGACTAATAACTACTTAATTAGTGGAGTATCTTTAGGCTCTACAGCTACGCATATAAATTTATATAAATATTCGGGAGGGACAAATAGTGTTGTATTTGATGGAGTAGGTTCTTCCAATAGACAAGTACCTGCGTTCCCAAGAGAATTTTCGGGTACATTCTCTATATTCTCAGGATTAACTTCAATTAATAATGGGGCTTATGATACCAATCAGCACATTCACATAACATCTTTTGATACTAACGATAATTATTATCGAGATGGATTACAGATGTTAACTAATGTGGATAGTGGGTCTAACACGATTACAGGAGGTGTGATTGGAGCAGCATTTAACTTTTCTTCAGCATTCAATGGTGTAATGCAAGAGATTGTAATATACAATTCAAATGTATTATCGGACAGAGCAGGAATAGAATCTAACATTAACTCAAACTACAATATTTATTGGGATGGAAGCCAAACAGGTTTATTAGATGACTATCCTAATGCAGCGGCAGCGTACTCATTAAGAGCATTAAATAGTGCGTATACAGGTGCAGCGATTAAAGTTAGAAGGTCAAGCGATAATGCAGAACAGGACATTAAATTGCTTTATGATGGTAGCTTAGATACTACATCTCTACTTTCATTCGTTGGAGCAGGGGATGGGTTTATTACGACTTGGTACGACCAAAGTGGAAGTAGTAATAATATAACTCAATTAACAGCAACAAGCCAATCAAGAATTGTAATTGGTGGAGCTTTGTCTGTGAATCCGCAAAACTCTTTACCTGCTGCTAATGTTGGTGGTACTAATATATTTATGGAAACAACAACGGCAATAGCGACTAAAAATTTATTTAGTGTTGGTAAATTAAATGGATTAATTAACGCAAATTACATCACCTTTAGCACATCGCCATTTTCAGGAATGTATTATGGAGGAACAGGAGCGGCTCAAATACAAGGAATTGGGTTATTTGCGGTAGGTAACATCAACTCATTGACAGGAGAAGATTTAAATACTCACTTAGCTAATTTTTACCACAATGGAAGCAATTACTTAGTTAGTAAGGACTCTGATTCGTCAGTAGATTTAGGTTCTTTTGCTCAACTAAACACTATCAACATATTAGGTAGAAATTTAAATGCACCAACTTCATTTAATGGATTAGTTCAAGAAGTGATTATTTATTCAACAGGAGATGACTCTAATAACTCATTAATAAAATCTAACATTAACTCACATTACACAATTTACTAATGAAAGGATATCAATTTACAACAGAAGAAGCTGCTCAGGCAGCAATTACAAGTATTAATTTAGCAGCAGGACTTCCAAAGAGTCCCGAAGCTATTACTCGGACTTGGACAAG